CCGGCAGTGGAACATCGTCGTGGGGGTCCGGTGAACCCTGATGCGTCACGCTGCCTCGTGCGCACTGCTCGCGCCGGCGCTGGCGCCAGCGCAGCTGACGCGCAGCGTGCTTGATGCGGCCGTCGGTGCCGCGCCGTGCTCTGGCCGATGACCACCGCGGTGCGGCGCGGCGGCACGGGTCTCTACAGCCCGATCGGCCAGCCGCCGCATCTACGCTGGGTGCGGCTCGATCACCTGCAGCCGCGGGACGTGATCACGATCGGCACCGAGCAGTGGATGACCTTCCCCGTGATCCGCCGCGACGGTGGCGTGGGCCAGCCGAACAGCGGACGGCTGGGCATCGCCTACCGGCGCGCGTGAGGGCGGCGGCCGGTGATCCCGACCGAGCGCGCGCTGTGGGACTACGCGTTCGCGCGCCAGGGCTGGTTCGGCCCGTACCCGGTGCGCGACGGCACGCCGACGTTGTCGCTGGCCAGCGCAGCCGCGGGCGCAGGGCCGACCGCGATGCTGGCCTGGCCGACGCTGGCCACGCCGCGCGCGGGCGCGCTCGCGCCGGTCTTCGGCGGGGACTTCTACGAGCGGCTGCACTTCTCGTCGACGCTGCTGGCACTGGGCAACGTGGTCGGCGTCCAGGAGCGCGCGGTCGCGGTGTGGAACGCGCAGCGCAGAGCGCGGCGCCTGACCGCGATCGACTTCGCCAACGCCGCCGGCGTGCTGATCAGCGCCGGCTCGGTGCCGGCCGATCTGCCGGCACTGTCGGACTCGACGTGGACCGTGCGCGTCACGCAGGACGGCCCGCCGGTGATCGCCGCCACGCTGACCTGGCAGTTCGACGGCCCGCAGAGCGTGCCGGTGCTGGTCACCGGCAACCGCGTCACCGCCTGGGTGTGGCTGGCCGACTGGTCGCAGCCGGTCGTCGAGCGGCTGGAGTGGCTGACCGACGTGCTGACCGCGCACAACGGAGACGAGCGCCGGCGGTCCCTGCGCGCAGCGCCGCGGCGCAGCGCCGAGTTCGGCTACGTGGCCGAGGGCGACGCGCGGCGCCAGCTCGAGCTGCTGCTGCACGGCTGGGGCGCGCGCGTGTGGGCGCGGCCGGTGTGGGAGGCGGTCACGCGCCTGCCCGCCGCAGCCAGCGCCGGCGCAACGACGCTCGCGGCCGACACCACCGGCGGCGGCTTCGCGGCAGGCGGCCTGGCGATGCTGCACGACGGTGCCACGCGCGCCGAGCTGGTCGAGGTGTCGGCCGTGGCGGCCGCGTCGCTCACGCTGCTGCGGCCGACCGCCGGCGCCTGGCCGGCGGGCACGCGGCTCTACCCGGCGCACGCCGCGCGCCTGGCCGAGGCGGCGCAACTGCGCCACGAGAGCAGCGCGCTGAGCGTGGGCCGCGCGCGCTTCGACGACGAGGCGCCGGCGACCCTGTCCACCGCGCACGGGCTGGCGACGTACCGCGGCGTGCCGGTGCTCGCCCTGCGCCACGACTGGGACGAGGCGCCAGAGATCGCGCTCGACCGCAAGCTGGCCAGGCTGGACAACCTCACCGGCCGGCCGCTGGTCGAGGACGAGTCCGGCCGCCCGGCGCCGCGCCAGAGCCGGCTCTACACGCTGGCCTCGCGCGCCGAGGCCGAGACCTGGCGGCGCGTGCTGGCCGCGCTGCGCGGGCGCCACGGCGCGCTGTGGCTCGACTCGGCCACTGACGACCTGCGCATCGTGGCACCCGTGGCCGCGGCCGCCGTCACCCTCGACGTGCGCTGGTGCGGCTACACGCTTTACGCGCAGGGGCACGTCGGCCGGCGCGACCTGCGCATCGCGACCACGGCCGGGGTCTTCATGCACCGCGTCGTCAGCAGCGTCGAGCTGACCGCCGACGTCGAGCGCCTCACGATCGACGCCGCGCTCGGCGTGGATCTGGCGCTGGCGCAGATCGAGCGCGTCTCCTGGCTGCACCCGGTGCGGCTCGACGCCGACGCGGCCGAGATCGCCTGGGAGACCGACACCGTGGCGCGCTCGCGCGTGGCCTGGCGGAGCGTGCCCGATGTCCTATGACGCCAACGAGCGCGGCCACGGCCGCCCGCTCGAGCTCTACGAGTTCGGCCGCCAGCATGTGCGCTGGCGCTACACCTCGGCCGCGCACGAGGTGACCGCCGGCGCGCTGGTCTACACCCCGGTGCAGATCGAGCACGCGGGCCTGTCTGCCTCGCGCGAGCTGGCGCGCCAGGCGATCGCCATCACGGTGGCGCGCGACAACCCGGTGGCCGAGCTCTACCGCGTGGCGCCACCGTCGGACGTGGTCACCTGCGTGATCCGCCAGGTGCACGAGGGCTCGACCGAGGTCGTCGCGCTGTGGAGCGGGCGCATCGTCGGCGTGGACTGGTCGGGACTGCGCGCCGAGCTGAGCCTGGAGCCGGTCTACACCAGCGTGCGCCGCATGGGCCTGCGCCGGCGCTACCAACGTGCTTGCCCGTTTGCGCTCTACGGCCCGGGCTGCGGCGTGGTGCGCACCGCGCACGAGCTGGTGAGCACTGCGGGCAGCATCAGCGGGCTGACCGTGCACGTGGCCGGGGCCAACGCCTTCGGCGATGGCTGGTACTCCGGCGGCTACCTCGAATGGGACTCGGCCGGCGGGCTCTTCGAGCGGCGCATGATCGCGCGGCAGGTGGCGACCAACGTCGAGCTGACGGCCGCGCCGCATGGGCTCGCGGTCGGCCAGGCCGTGCGCCTGTACCCGGGCTGCGACCGCACGCTGGCGACCTGCCACAGCAAGTTCGCCAACAGCGCCAACTACGGCGGCATGCCCTACATCCCGCTGCGCAATCCGTTCGGCGGGCTCAACCCGCTTTTCTGAGGAGACGAGCATGGCCTTCCTGTGGAATGTGTTCTGGTACGTGGTGACGAGCGTGATCGTACAGGCGCTGGCGCCGCGCCCGGCCGCGCCGCGGCCCGCGTCGCTGGCCGATGTGCAGGCGCCCACCGCCGAGGACGGGCGCGAGATCCCTGTGGTGTTCGGCACCGTGTGGCTGCGCGGCCCGAACATGCTGTGGTACGGCGACATGAGTACCAGCGCGATCCGCCGGCGCGGCGGCAAGAAGTGACCGACGCGGCGGCTCCGGTCATCGTGCGCATGGAGCACGCGCGCGCGCTCGACTACTGCGCCCGCGGCGTGCGCGGCTGGTGCGCGGCGCATGGTATCGACTACCTGGCCTTCGTTCGCGAGGGGCTGCCGCTGGATGACGTGCTCGCGCTAGGCGACGAGCTGGGCCGGCGCGTGGCCGAGGTGGCGCAGGCCGAGGCCGTTGCGCGTCGATCGGCCCGGGATGCCGCATGAGCGGCGGCGGGCGCTCGGTCACCATCGGGTACTGGTACTCGATGGGACTGCACTTCGGGCTGTGCCACGGCCCGGTGGACGCGCTGCACGCGATCGACGCCGGCGAGCGCCGCGCCTGGACTGGCAACCAGACGGCCAGCGGCGCGATCGCGATCGACGCACCGAACCTGTTCGGAGGCGAAGAGCGAGAGGGCGGCGTCGCGGGCACGCTCGACCTGATGATGGGCGGCCCCGCGCAGGCGCCCAACGCCTATCTGGCCTCGGTGCAGGGCACGCCGCAGCCGGCCTACCGCGGGGTGCTGAGCGCGGTCTTCCGCGGCCGCGTCGCGGCCACGAACCCGTACCTGAAGCCCTGGGCTTTCCTGGTGCAGCGCACGCTGGAGGGCTGGGGCACCACGCTTTGGTACCCGGGGCGCGCCCGGATCATGCTGCACTTCTGGCAGCCCGGCGTGTGGCTGCAAGCGATGAACCCGGCGCACATCATCTACGAGTGCCTCACGAATCCGCACTGGGGCATGGGCTACGGCACGGGGCTGATCGACGACGCCAATTTCCGCGCCGCGGCCGACGTCTTCCACGCCGAGGGCCTGGGCCTGTGCATCGCGTGGCAGCAGCAGGACACGATCGAGCGATTCGTGCAGACCGTGGCCGACCACGCCGGCGCGGTCGTCGCGCAGGACCGGCGCACGGGGCTTTTCGTGCTGCGGCCGGTGCGCGGCGGCTACCATGTGCCCGCGCTGCCGCTGTTCAATCCCGCCAACGTGATCGAGTTCGAGTCGCTGCAGCGCCCCGGCATCGCCGAGCTGACCAACGAGGTCACCGTCACCTACGACGACCTGGCCAACGGCGGCCAGGAGGCGGCGGTCACGGTGCACAACCTGGCGGCGATCCAGTCGCAGGGCGGGGTGGTCTCGACCACGCGCAGCTTCCCCGGCCTGCCCACTGCCGCGCTGGCCGCGCGCGTGGCCGAGCGCGAGCTGCGCGTGCTCTCGACGCCGCTGGCGCGCGTGCGCCTCAAGACCAACCGCGACGCCTGGGCGCTGCTGCCTGGCGACCTGATTCGGCTCACCTGGCCGCCGCTCGGGATCGCCGACATGCCGCTGCGCATCGTGCAGATCGACTGGGGCTCCTTGCGCGACGGCGTGATCGGCCTGGAGTGCGCGGAGGACGTCTTCGGCCTGCCGGCGACGAGCTACGCCCAGCAGCAGCCGCTGCTGTGGAGCGCGCCGAGCACGGCGGCGCAGCCGGCGCCAGCGGTGGCCGCCTGGGAGGCGCCCTACGTGGACCTGGTGCGCGCCTACGGCCCGGTGGCCATCCCCGCCGCGGCCTGCCACCTGGCCAGCGCCGCCGCGCGCCCGCCCGGGCTGGCGATGCACTACGAGCTGCAGACGCGCGTGGGCGCCGCCGCCTTCGCCGCCGCCGGCATCGGCGACTGGTGCCCCACCGGCACGCTCAGCGCCGCCGTCGGCCCGGGCGCGACCAGCCTGGCGCTGGCCGGCGCGCAGCGCCTGGCCGACGTCGTCGTCGGCACCGCGGCGATCGTCGGCGAGGAGATCACCCGCGTCACCGCCGTGGACGCCGCGCTGGGCACGCTCGCGGTGGCGCGCGGCTGCGCCGACACGACGCCGGCGAGCTGGCCAGCGGGCACCCGCGTCTGGGTCGCCCAGGGCCGCGGCGCCAACGACCAGCGCGAGTACGCGCCGGGCGAGACGGTCAACTCCCGCATGATCACCGTGACCACCGCCGAGCGCCTGGCCGACGCCTCGGCGCCGACCGCCAACGTCACGATGACGCAGCGCCAGCACCGCCCTTACCCGCCGGGCCAACTGCGCATCAACGGCCAGGCCTGGCCGGCCAGCCTCACCGGCGCGCTGACCGTCGCCTGGCAGCACCGCGACCGCATCACCCAGTCCGACCAGCTCATCGACGAGGGCGCCGCCAGCATCGGCCCCGAGGCCGGCACCACCTACACGCTGCGCCCGGTCAACCACGGCAGCGGCGCGCTGATCCAGGAGTGGACGGGCCTGACCGGCACCAGCCAGGCGATGCCCACCGTCACGCCCCCGCTGACCCTGCGCGTCGAGCTCTGGAGCGTGCGCGCCGGCCTGGCCAGCCACCAGCAGCAGCGGCACGTGTTCAGCTACACCTGATGCTCGCTGCGCCGCACCAATTAGCGGGTTGCGTCGCATGCAATGTCAGCACACTGACGGCTGGCTGACGTTCCGTCTCCTCTAATGTCAGCACGTGTCCCCTTTAATTTGCGCACGCCTATCGGGGCTGCGTTGATAGCGCCGGCCCGCGGCACGCTGGTTGGCGCGGCGCGCCGCACTCGAGCACGCCGGGCCGCAATAGCGCTGGCCGCGATCGCAGTGGCTGCACAGCAGCACCTGTGCGCGA